AGGTTTAATGGATGAGGCACAAGGGCTAGGAGAAGATACATCAGCATCGTCTAGGGTGGCAGCATATAAAGCCTTGTCAGAATTTACAGGTGGATTTGATGCCAACAAGCAAACGCATGAGGTCATACAGATGACCCATGAAGAATGGCTAGACAATTTAAGATGAGTGCAGAGCAGAAGCGCATAAAGCTGATGACTGACTTCGAGTTCTACGCTCGAAACTGCTTACATATAAGAACTAAAGAGCAAGGGTTGCAGCCATTTAAGCTAAATGATGCCCAGCTTTATATACACAATAGGCTTGAGCAGCAAAAAAAAGAAACTGGAAAGGTTAGGGCTATAATCCTAAAGGGCAGGCAGCAGGGCATGAGTACCTATGTCGAGGGCAGATTTTTGCATAACACGACTCACAATAAGGGTGTACGTGCTTTTATTTTGACGCACGACGCTGAGTCTACTAATGCCCTTTTTGAAATGACAGACCGCTATTATCAAAACTTACCTGATTTTGTTAAGCCTAGTTGTGGCGCTGCTAATGCCAAGGAATTGCAGTTCGATAAGCTTGATAGTGGGTACAAGATAGGCACGGCAGGCAATAAGGCAGTAGGTCGAGGCCAAACGATACAGTATTTTCATGGTTCAGAGGTTGCTTTCTGGCAAAACGCTGCTGAACATACAAAAGGAATTATGCAGGCAATACCTAGTGGCGATGGCACTGAGGTTATATTAGAAAGCACGGCAAATGGCGTGGGCAATTACTTTCACCAGCAATGGAAAGATGCCGAAAGAGGTATTAGCGATTTTATACCGATCTTTGTGCCTTGGTATTGGCAAAGCGAATACAGAAGAGATGCAGGCGGCATTATTCCAAGCAATGAAGAGATAGAGCTACAGAAGCTTTACGGGTTGAGCATTGAGCAAATTGCATGGCGCAGAATGAAAATATCTGAACTTGCCACAGATGGCAATGATGGTGAAGTATCATTCAAGCAAGAGTACCCAAACAATGCTGCCGAAGCTTTCCAGGTAACAGGCGCAACGCATACCCTAATTAACTCAGAGGCTTGCATAAAAGCAAGAAAGGCAGAGTACAATGGCAACGGCCCATTGATTGTAGGTGTTGACCCGTCAAGGGGTGGTGATAGGTTTGCTATAATATACAGAAAGGGCCGTAAAATGTTTAACCCTGTTGCATACAAGGGCGCAGAGTGTGACTCTTTAGGCAAGAATGTCTCAATATGCAAGGCCATACTTGATAAAGATAAGCCTGATATGATGTTTGTTGACTTTGGCAGTGGGGCTGATTTGGTTGATAGGCTGCATGAGTTAGGCTATGAAGATAAAGTTAAGAGCGTACACTTTGGCTCTACACCTTTGGATAATATAAAGTATAAAAACAAGCGCAATGAGATATGGGGATTAATGGCGGAATGGTTGAGCGATGAAACCATGCCAGTTGATATACCTGATAGCGATGAGATACAAGCCGATTTATGTGCAAGCCCGTACAACCGAGATAGCAATGATAGAAAGGTTATGTGGGAAAAGGCGAAGATCAAGAAAGACCTTGGCTTTTCGCCTGATTATGGTGACGCTGCGGCACTGACTTTTACAGAGCCGGTAAGCAATGAAAAGCTAGAACCAATAAACTTTAACTCTCCTTGGTGAGTATATGATAGATTTTAATAGCGTAGCTGTAGTAAAAAGCCAGCTTGAGGTTATTCAGAATAACGAAAAAGACCAGCGAGAGCTTGCTAGAGACTGTGACACCTTTGTTAATAAGGTTGATGGTCAATGGGAGCCTAGAGTCTGGGAGCAGTGGGGAACATTACAGCGCCCTCGGTATAACTTTGACCGCACCACACCAATCATTGATCTTATTGTCGGTGAGCTTGAACAAAATGAATTTGCGGCAACTGTATCACCGGCAGGTGGTGAGGCCACAAAAGAAGTTGCCCAGGTATATGATGGAATATTAAGGGCGATACAAAACCGATCTGATGCCTCATCAACCTATAAAAAGATTGCGCGTAAGATGGTCATACAAGGCTTTGATGCCATGCGTGTTAAAACGCAATACAAGGATGCAGACAGCTTTGAGCAAGAGATAGTTTTAGAGCATATCCCTAATGCTATTGACCGAGTATGGTTTGACCCTAATTCAGAGAAGCAAAACGGCTCTGATGCCGAATTTGTCTATGTTATGCAGGCTTTAACCAAAGATGCTTATAAGGAACAATTTCCCACAGGTAGCGGTGAGAGTATAGGTAATGAGCGATTGCAGCAGGATTACTGGTATAAGCGCGAAACCGTTATTGTCGGGCAAATATATTACAAGAAAAGGGAGTCAAGAGAGATTGTTCAGCTAGATAACGGCATGGTTATTGAGGCTGAAAAGTTTGACCCTGTAAAAGATGCTATGGCCTTGCAGGGAATGAATGAGGTTAAGCGCAGAGAGCGTGAGATAGTTAAAGTTTATACGCGAATGTTTGACGGTGATAACTGGCTCAATGATGAAGTTTTAACATCATTCAATGAATTGCCAATAGTGCCTTTTTTCCATTGTTTCGAGATTTCAGAAGATAAGCGCATTTGGCGTAGAATTGTTGAAAAACTAATGGACCCTCAACGGATATATAATTATGCGAAGTCTAGGCAGATAGAAGAGGGTGCGCTTGCGCCAAGAGAAAAAACATGGATGACAAGAGAGCAGGCTAAAGGGCATGAGGGCAAGCTAGGCTCAATGAACACCAATCCAGACCCTATACAATTCTACAATGTAGACTCAAAGGGAGCGCCACCACCTTATAAAACATCACCGCCTAGTGTAAACCCTGCTCTACAGACTACAGCGCAGGATGCTGCTATGGATATTGAGGCAATATCGGGCATGTATGCTGCCAACCTTGCTAAGAATCCAGGCAATCAATCAGGCAAGGCTTTAGGCATTCAGATTGATAAAGGCGATACAGGCAATGTTAGTTTTTACGCTGATATGTCTATCGGCATCACTCAATTGTGTAAAGTGTGCGTTGGTGCTATCCCTGTCGTACATGACGCTAAAGAAGTGTTTAACGTATTGCGCCCCGATGGTACGCGAGAAGATATAGAGATTAACACTGTCGATAAGGAAACAATGCAACCTCTTAATGACTTAACTCAAGGCTCTTATACAGTGCTTTGTGGTATGGGGCCAATGTTTAAGAATCGCCTAGAGAAAGGCAATGACGCAATGATTCAAGTATCGCAAGTAATGCCAGAGATTATGCAGAATGGTGCTGATATATTCTTACGCAACATCGATGCGCCTAATATGGATGCTTTAGCAGAACGCGCAAGGTCGCAGCTTGTAAGTGCAGGCTTGATACCTGAAGACCAATTGACCGATGAAGAGTTGCAAGAAATACAAGCAGCACAGCAACAGCAAGGCCAACAACCAGACCCAATGATTATAGCGGCAATGGCTGAACAGCAGAAAGCCGAGGCTGAGCTAGTAAACGCACAAACTAACCAGGCTGAATCGCAGATTGATATGTTTAATGCTGAGACTAAGCGTATAGAGGCTATGGTTAAGGCAGAAGAGGCAGGCGTTAAAGTAACCGGCATGAACATTGATAACCAGTTGAAAGCCTATGATGCGGCTGAGAAACAAGCCAACATCGAGGGTAAACAACTAGACAATGCGGCTAAAATGGATGAAATGACGCTAAGAAACGCAAGCACTGAGGACTTAATAAGAGCAGTTTTGGGATGAGCAAAGCTAAGATACTTGAAGAACTAGCCGAGCGCGTTAAGGGCGGTGACAGCCTAGCAATGGACTTTGCAAGCAGGATGCAGAGGGCTAAGGAGCAGGGCTTTGATACTGATACGGTTTATTATCATGGAACAGCGTCAGACTTTGATTCATTCAAGCCCAATTCAATGGTTGGCTCAGATGTAAATTATGCTAACACTTTTGCAAAAATGAGAGGCAGGGAAAGAAGTGAAGGCGCAAATGTTATTCCTGTCTTAATTAATAAAGGTAATCAATATGAGATGATTGATTATCCAGAAGATACACCATATTCAATGATGAGAGATCAAAGTGACGAGGCTCTTATTGCTGATGGATATGACAGTAAAAAAAGGTATGATGGTGCTATAACAGTATTCGATCCCTCCAACATACGCTCCACAAACGCAGCCTTTGACCCTGCTAAGAAAGACTCAAGCAATCTACTAGCTGACATGGGCGCAGGACTAGCAGCAACAGGCGGCCTATCATCTTTACTTGCTCAAGGCGGTGAGCCTATGCCAACAGGCATTGCTTATGCGCCTAAATCAGAAACGCTTGGCTATTTGTCT